AGTAAAGTACCAGGTTATTAAATTAGATGGATTACAACAGTTATTGAACTCAGCTTTAGTAACAGGCGGTGCAGATGTACCAGAAGGACATTACGAACAGGATAATATGAAAGCAACTGTTGTACCTAATCGTAATAAAATATTTTCATCTTTAATTCAAGCAGCAGCATTATCGATTGCTACTAATAATATTGGAGATGATTGTACTGTAGGACAGCCTATAGCTATTGCAATGGGTATTCACGCAGGAGATCACGCTATCTACCCTGACTGTCGTCAAGAATTTAGAGATGCAGATTTCGAAGCATTTAGAATAGGGAACTGGGATACTGACTTAGTATCAGTTTATACTCCTTACTTAGAAGTAACTAAGTTTGAGATATTAGAAGATGGTTTAAGAGCATGTGAAGCATTAGGTTTAGACTTTGATGAAGTATATAAACGTACTAATACATCTTATAAGCCAATGCAGCATGCAGGCGTTTGGTACTCTGATTATAAATCAGCAGCATCAGTAGAACGTATTGAAGCATTTATTAAATTAGGTCGTCCTGATCCGGTAGAGTATGCAGACGAAACAGGTCCTGTTAGCTGGCAATTTGCAAAGAACCAAGTAGAGAAAGTATTATCAGAATATAAAAAATAAATTATGCCTTTAATTTCACACGAAATACCAAAAGCTTTATTTGACCGTCATGATGAGGTAAGCGATTATCCTTACGTGTTAGGTCATTTATTAAGCTTAGATACAGAATATGCTGACTTTTATAAAGAAAAGCTCAAAACAGCAGAGTACTCTATATTAGATAATTCAGCATTTGAATTAGGTAGATCTATACCAATGGAAGAGCTTTATGAGTTGGGTAAGGAATATAAACCTACCCATCTCGTACTTCCTGATGTAGTTAATAACTATGATCAAACTTTAAGTAATGCTAAAGAATATTTAGCGAACTATAAAGTAGAAGAACAAGAGTATATCGGTGTATGTCAAGGAGATACTTTCGAACAGATTGCAGATTGTATCGACTACTACCTAAGTGAGAGAGTAGACATTATAGCATTACCTTTCGACTTAGTTGAGAATTCAGATTACGTAACAGTGAGATTTAGATTCTTAAACTGGTGGTATGCAAATAGATTCAATATGGGGATTGGTAAGCCTAAATTTCATTTATTAGGATGTCAGAATCCAGTAGAGTTTATATTACTTAACTCTCTTACTAATGTACTTGGGGGTCTTATCTATTCTCTAGATACTAGCTCACCTGTTATTAACGGTTGGGCGGGTAATGAATTAGGACCTCATGGCTTAACTGTACCTAAACCAAAAGCTAAATTAGCAGATAATTTAGATATTGAATTAACAAAAGAACAAATAAACCTTATCTTTAAAAATATAAAAACATTTAGAAGCTATGTCAGCAAGTAATATGTCAGAAGTGGCTGCAAAAACCTTAGGGTCAGCTAACTCATACGCAGTCTATACAGACACCTTTGATCCAAGTCAATTAAATCCTATGCCAAGAGCATTAGCTCGCGGGGATTGGGGTATTAAAGGAAATGAATTTGTAGGTTATGATACGTGGCATTGTCACGAAGCAACTTTTTTATTAAATAACGGCTTACCTATCGCAGGTACGTTAAAAATAGTATGTCCTGCTGATTCAGAATTTATGGTAGAATCAAAATCGTTTAAGTTATATCTTAATACATTCGATATGTGTAAGATGGGCGATACGATTGTTGAAGCTGTTGAGAATTATGAAAATCAAGTAAAGAAAGACATCAGTGCATGTATTGGTAAAGAAGTAGGAGTATCATTTTTTAGAGAAGGAGAGCAATTAATGTTCGAAGGTGATCCAGGAGAAGGTTACTACGATTTATTTCGTATGGTAGGTAATAAGAAATTAGAAGAGATGGAAATTACCGATTACTCCGGTAAAGAAAATCACTTTACTATTATACCTGCTGAAGCGTCTGACGATATCTCTGTAATGACTGGTATCTTGAGATCAAGATGTAGACATACAAAGCAAAAAGATACAGGAGCTGCTTATTTCCATATTACTACTAAGAAAGGACGTGTAGATTTACAAGGTCTTTTGAAAGAAGTAATTGCATTACGTGAAGTAAATGAGTTTCATGAATTCTGTAGCGAGAAGTTATTTACAGCTGTTACAAAGCATCCTGAAGTTAAAGATTGCGTAGTAATGTTACTATATGCAAGACGTGGTTCATTAGATATCAATCCTGTTCGTGCAACTAGAGAAGAATTAATTCCACGTGCATTGATCGATACAGGTTATTATACTAAAAAAGCAATGGGCCAATAATGAAAGTATTAAGCAATTGGGGAGTACTAGTATCTCAGACAGGTTCTGAAGTAATAGCTATTAGTGAAAAGCTTGGGATTCTCCCTAGTTTAGTTGTAACCAATAGAGTTACTAGTATTTCCGAAAAGAATATGAGAATCTTTGGGAAAAACAATGTAGAGATAGTAGTACTTCCTAATAAGCCTACTTTAGATCAATATTTGAGATCAGGACTATTAGAAAAAGAGTTAATTACTTTACATGGATTTTTAAGAATAGTACCAGAAGGATTCTTTCCGCACTTTACAGGTAAGATCTATAACGGACATCCAGCTTTAATTACCCTTTACTCAGAATTAAAAGGATTTAATAAGCAAGAAGATATTGCTGGAAATCAGGAAAAGTATCCGCTTTGTGGATCTGTGATTCACGAATGTATTCCAGAGTTAGATGCTGGAGAAGTAGTTTCTGCTGTATCTATAAAAAATACAGCAAATACTGTAGACGAAGCTTATGCTTTACTACGAGAAACTTCTTTACTTTCTTGGCAATATTTCTTTGAAGATTATTGGAAGTCTGATAAAAAGTAGTTATCTTTACTAAAAGACACTTATGAAAATATTAATAGGATCTCATGGAACTGGTAAAACTACCTTACTAAAAGAGGTATCTACCAGATTTCCTGATTATTATGTAACTGACGGGTTCTCTCGTCCTGTAATTAAGATTGGTAAGATGTTAGAGTTAACTAACGACGAGAAGCAGTATGCAATTAATGAGCTATCTGCTTGGGCTTACCAAAATTATTTAACTCATAAAAATGTAATTAGTACTCGTAGCTTAGTTGACTGTATTATCTATTCACGAATCTTAACACCTAGTGTTAATATCGATGAGATTAGAGAATTATTCGAAAAGACTAAGGATCAAGTAGAGTACTTCTTTTATATTCCTATCGAGTTTGACTTTGTAGATGATCCAGATAGATTAAGTGCTGAGTTACAAATTAAGATCGACGGAATTATACAAAAGTTTATAGCAGAGTATATCCCTGCAGAAAAAGTCGTAACTTTAACAGGTACGGTAGAAGAACGTTTAGAGCAAATTTCAAAATACTTATAATATACAATATGAATAGAGATAAACACATAGACATTGAGAACTTAGAATTAGCTCAACCAGGCTTTGCTAACGGTATTAGCACTTATTTAAGAGATGCTATTAAGAATGGACAGTACTCTTTAAGCGATAAGCAAAAGTTAGCTATCATTGAAGAAGCTACTGTGCATTACGGTAAGTTTTTAACTGCATTAGGTGTAGACTGGGAGAACGATCCTAATAGTTCTAATACTCCAAGAAGAGTAGCTAAGGCTTACGTAAATGACTTATGGAAAGGTAGGTATGAGCCATTAGACTCTGTTACGAGCTTTCCAAGCGATGGCTATGACGGCGTAGTATTCGAAGGAGGTATTCCTATTACGAGTATGTGTTCTCACCATCATCAGACTATTAACGGTTTATGTCATATTGCTTACATTCCTACTTTAGAAGGTAGAGTAGTAGGTTTAAGTAAATTGAATCGTATAGTAGAGCATTTTAGCAGAAGAGGTGCTATTCAAGAGCAATTAACTGTAGCTATTCATAATGCAGTAAATCAAATCTGTACTGATAATATCGGTGTAGCAGTAATGATTGAAGCTACTCATAACTGCGTAAGTTGTAGAGGTGTTAAGCATCAAGGTGCTAGTATGAAGACCTCTAAATTAAGCGGCTCATTTTTAAACGAAGACTCAGCTAGATCAGAATTTTATGAATTTACTAAAGGATACCCACGCAAATAATGAAATCACAAGGACTAGGAGATACAGTTGCTAAAGTGCTAAAGTTTTTCTATATTGATAGACTAGCAGATAAGATTGCTCATATGCTTGGGTATGAAGATTGTGGATGTACTAGAAGAAAGAATATTTTAAATAGGATGTTTCCATATACAAAGAAGAAAAAATGATAATAGTAGATTTACAGAAGTATAAAAGTATTGAACATGCCCTTAAGGTGTATAAACAAAAGCATAATAAAATAGGCACGGTTAAGGAATTAAGAGAGAGACAAGCTTTTACTAAACCTTCTGTTAAAAGAAGAGAGGAAGTATTAAACGCAAAATATAAACAAAAAAAATACGGAAATTAGTTATGTTAAATGCAGATCAAATAACAGAAAAAGGATTGCTTAAATTAGAGCAGTCAAAAGGTAAGAAAGCTCAAGTAGGTTATGACTTATCTTTACAGACAGTTAAACAAATTAGACAGAACCCTCAAGATAAGTTTGGAATAGTATTAAAAAATCAAACTAGTTTAGCGGTCTATACTGAGACTAAGAAAGTACAGCTAGACGGTAATATGGGATGGTTATTATATCCTGGTACCTATGAAATTACTTTCTGGGAAGGATGTAAATTACCTGCAGACTATGTAGGTTTAATTAGACAAAGATCTTCTCTATTAAGAAACGGTACAATTATTCATTCATCAGTATTCGATCCAGGATTTGAAACCGAATTTATGGGCTGTGTAATGAGAGTAAATGAGACTATCTTTATTGAAGAAGATGCTAGAGTAGCTCAGATATACTTTCATCAATGTGAAGAAGTAGAAGAACTATATAACGGACAATGGCAAAACGATAAACAAAGAGGATAATGCAAGAAAGAGAATCACATACAAACTGGCATTTCAGAATTAGCGTATTTAAATCAATACTACGTATTATAGCAGGTATTGCTTTAGTATCGGAGCATGTAGCAACAGCAGGATGCTTTTTTATAGTAGCTGAAATACTAGGTATAATAGAAGAATTATAATATGAAAATAGATAAATTTAACAGGCTTAAATTAAAGCTAGAGGTTTTTAAATTAGAACAAAATTACATGACCCTTGATAGGATCTTGTATTACTTTTCTTTTTTAGGTAATATCTTTTTGATTTACTTCGGATACTTCTTTGTTAAGTCTGTTACAAATTCTATACCCGCTCTATTTCCTTTTCAAGATATTTTCTTTACTATCTTCGTTGGATTATTTTTAACAGGATATGAATTAACAAAGAGATTTACATTAGAGCAATTCTTTACAACTACACTTCAGGTTAAGAGAGTAACAGGCGGAATATTTGTAGCCGGTATGATTTGTTGCTTCTTAATAGCAGGTAGCTTTTACTTATCTATTAAGGGAGCACATAGACTTGTTGATACATCAGAAACGATAGTAGCTAAGACAGATTCAACTATATCTCTACAGCGAGATTCAATAGCAAAATATTATGATAACGAAATTGCCTATTACCGTAGCCAACCTGGAAGGAAACAAGCTGATAGGGAGTCTAAATCCCGTAAAGTTGACTCTTTGCAGCAAGCAAAGGATGTTAAAATTCAACAGCTTGAAAAGAAAACAGAAACCAAAGCGAGTACCGCTATGGATAAGAATATGGAAAACTCAAGTGCATTCCTCTTTATAACAATTTTCCTTGAGATGATTGTTTTGATTGGAGTCGGTTTCGATGCTTTCTATACTCTAGGTAGCTACGAAGAAACTAAAAAATTATTACAAACTCCTAAGTTTAAACAGTTGGAGCTTAATTTAAAATTACTTAAATTGTATTATCAGAACGGTAAAAAGGTAGTAGGTGATCAAACCTTATCCTTTAATAAGTTCCAATCCTTAGTACAAACACAGAAGATAGATGCTTCTCAAAAGGACTTAAAGACCTTTATTGTGCTTTGTCAAGAATTAGATATTGTTAAAGAGTTTAGAGGTAGAAAGAAGGAATTTATGATCACTTACCAGGAAGCAAAAGACCTTTTAGAAAACCAGGAAGTAATATAAGTTATGCAAGAAAAAAGTTATGTAACAGTCAACAGTAAGGAGACTTTAAAAGAATTAGTAGATCATATTAACAACAGTGAACTCGTTGCGTATGATACAGAGACCAATAGTTTGAATCCCCGTAAGGGCTCGATTATTGGTTTTTCTGTATCTGGTGAGATTGGCAAAGGCTATTATATGCCAATTCGTGAGTGGAGGAACGAGCAGTTAATAGAGCTTGAGATAGGAGGTACAAATGCAGATAAGTTAGCTAAGTACGCTATAAGTCAATTACTAAAGAAAAAATTAGTAATGCATAATGCCTCTTTCGATATTCGATTTACAAAGAACTTCTACGGCATAGACTTACTTCCAGCATTATACGCTGATACTGCTATGCTTGTACATACAGTAAAAGAGGAAGGTGCATTTGGATTCGGTAATCCTTTTGGATTAAAGTCTATTGCTAAGATGGTACAGAAAGAGATTGGCCTTGATGTTGAGACAGAAGCCAATGAAGAGCAATTAGAGTTAAAAGCTAGTATTAAAGCAAATGGTGGTGCTGTATCAAAAGATAACTTTGAGATCTATAAAGCAGATATGGCTATACTAGCTAAGTATGCTGCTGCTGATACGGATTTAACTTTACGTATCTTTATTCACTTCCTACAAATACTTAAAGACGAGGGATTAGAATATTTCTTCTTTGAAGAAGAGGTAATGCCTGTTTATAGAGAAGTTACTATACCAATGGAAGAACACGGTATTAGACTTAACGTAGCTCTTATTCAAGAGACTCAAGATAATATTAAGAAAGACTTAGAAGAGCAGGCTACTGCTGTTGTTAAAGAGTTATTAGCTCTACCGCAAGTAAGGGGTTGGATATTGGAGCAAGCTAGAACAGCTTACCCTCCTAAACATAAAGGCACCTTTGCACAAAGGTTATTAGAGCAGAACGGTATTGAATTACCTAAATCAGAAAGAACAGGTAAGTTTACTATAAACAAAGCAGCTGTAACTGCTCTTGCAGAAGGTCCTATTAAAGACTTCCTAATGACAGGAGATGAAAGCTACCTAACTAAAGAGCAAGTAGCTAAGGTTAGTATGACTTTATGGAAAGAAGATAACGATGGGCAGTTCTTCAATATTCAATCTAAAGATCAATTAGGTAAGATTGCCTTTGATGTACTAAAAGAAAAACCATTATCAACTACCGATAAAGGAAAGCCTCAATTCGATGAAGATATGATTCAGTCTATTAGCGATAAGTATACCTGGGCTAGACATTTACGTTTATATAATAAACTTACTAAGATTAAAACAGCTTATGTTGATCGTTTCTTAGACGCAGCAGAAGATGAAAGATTTTATCCGTACTTTAAACAGAACGGAACTGTATCAGGTAGGTACGGATCTGACTTACAGCAATTACCTAAGCCATTAGAACCAGGTCAAGACGAGGATATGATTATGGGTTACACTAACGTAGTTAGAGCTTTCTTTATATGTGACGAAGGTACTAAATTATTAGATAACGACTATGCATCGTTAGAGCCAAGAGTATTTGCTACTGTGGCAGGAGATCAAGGCTTAAAAGATATCTTTAATAACGATTTAGACTTTTATTCTCACATTGCTATTAAGACAGAAAAACTTGAGGGTGTTAGTGCGCATACAAAAGCTCCGAATTTCCTTAAGAAAGTTGATCCGGTAAAGAGACAAACTGCGAAAGCTTATTCACTAGGTGTACCTTACGGTATGTCAGGCTATGCACTCGCAATGTCTCTAGGAGTAGATAAAAAAGAAGGAGAGAGACTAGTACAAGGTTACTTAGACGGATTTCCACAGTTAAGAGAGTGGAGAGAAAATTCTCGTAAGTTTATAAAGGAGAACGGTTATATTAAAAATAAAGTAGGGCGAATTAGACATTTACCCAAAGCAAAAGAGATCTACGAAGCCTTCGGTGATAAGATCCTAGATGATTGGAGATTCAGAAAAGAGATAGAAAGACAGTATGGAGTAGAAGCAGTAACTGCTTTATATAGAGATTATAAGAATGCTTTAAATAACTGTTTAAACTATCAAATTCAGAGTTATTCTGCTAGTATAGTGAACCGTGCAGCTTTACAAATAAACCGCAGATTCCATAGAGAAAACATTGTAGGTCAAGTAATTGCACAGATTCACGATCAGTTGATATGCCAGGTAAGAGAAGAGGATGTAGAGAGGGCTTGCGTAATTATGCAAGACTGTATGGAAAATACTACTCGACTAGATGGCGTAGAATTAGTAGCAATTCCTGAGGTTGCAAATAACTTTAAAGACGGGCACTAGATATTTATGAGAAATAAGGTACTTAGTAGGCCTTAAGTTATAAACAATTTTTAAACCGTTCACCGTAAGGGAACACAAAACTAAACAAAATGACATTTAGACCATTTGAGCTAGATCCATTCGACCTATTATGGCGAGATTTATTTGACGCACAGTCACATTTCTCTGCAATTACGCAGAAAGTAACACACCCAGTAGACATTTACGAAACAAAAGACGGCATTCGATTCGAAGTTGCTGCAGTAGGCATTCACGAGGATGATATTAGCGTTCTTGTTGATGGAGATGAATTACGTATTACATACGATAGACCGGACTATGCAGTCCAAGATACACCTATTTACAAAGGTATCAAAAAATCTTCTTTTAATCTTACGTGGAAAATTTCAACTAAGTTTGATTTAAGTAAGCTAGAAGCATCCTTAGATAAAGGATTGCTACACATAGCTATTCCAGTTGCAGAAGGTAAAGCTGTAAAACAAATACAAATCAGCACACCTAAAGCTTTAAAAGCAAAATAAAAAATAGGCCTACTAAGTAACCAGTTATGATACCCTTCATCAAGAAAGAATTTATTACCTTTAATGAAACTCTCTACTATGTTATAGAGATTGTACGAATGAGTGACAATCCCGATGTAGAAAAGTTAAAAGAGAATTGGCATGCAGATATTGTACTAAAAAAAGAAGATAAATTTTTTTTTCTGAGAAGTATTCCTGATATTGAAATAATAGAAGATTAAATAA